CCGTTTCGGTAGGTACAACAGACATCTTGGGTGCGCCATTGCGAATCACTGATCGAGGTTACGTCACCCGCGCTGGTTGGGACAATACCTTGGCTGCAGATGCTGGCACTATGACTGTTGCAGCTACTGCCACAGCAACCACTACAACTGGAGATGTAAGAGGTACTTATTTACCTTCATCTGCTTGTGACGGTATTAAACGTCTTGTGATGGGAATAGCCCTGCCAGCAATTGCTGCAGGTCCGAATGCAACTCGTATTGGCGCTCTTGGCGTCACACAAGCTTAAGGAGCTTAAATCATGGCAACAAGTTTTAAACGCGAACCTAAGATGATGACAACTGAGCCTTCAGTTGACGAAGTCAAGATGAAGAACGGTGGCAAGATGATGCACGGTGGCAAGATGATGAAAGACTCTGCCATGAAAAAGGGCGGCAAAGCTGACATGGCGCAAGACAAGGCTATGATTAAGAAAGCCATGAGTCAGCATGATGCGCAAGAGCACAAAGGCGGTAAAGGTACTAACCTTAAGCTACGTAAAGGTGGCATGTCTTCTAGAATGAGCAACATGGCGCCAAAAGCCGGTCCTGATGTGATGGGCGGTCTTGCTGGCGGATTAGAAGCCACACGCCCAAACATGAAGAAAATGACTAGCGGTGTGCGCATGCCAGGTTATAAGATGGGTGGAAGCATTGCTGCTAAAGGCATGGCTATTGCCAAGAAGTACGAGAAGACTACAAACACAGGCAACCCAATGCCTCGCGTTAAAGGCGGTACCAAAGGTATTAAGCAAGGTCCTGCAGGCTATAAAGATGGTGGTCATGCCGCTATGTCTTGTATGGATGCTGGTGGCTTTGCCACCAATAAGAAAATGCAAAAGTGCTAAACTTAAGTAGAGGCTTCGACCTCTGCTTTTAATTGGAGATATTTATGACTATTACTGCTACATCACAAACGTTGTTTGATGGTGAAAGAATTGCCATTATGAAGTTCAATGCGTCGATGAGCACTACAGAAAACGAAAGTGCAGTTGCAAAAGTGACGCCTTCAGCACTTACTGCTTCAGCGGCTGGTGGTGCTTGTGATGCCGTGAGTATTTTAAAAGTAACGGCGTTGACGCATGGGCTTGAAGTTCAAATGAACTGGGTTGCTACTGCGCCTGTAGTTATTGAACTTATTCCTCAAAATTCGCAATACACACAAGATTTTTCTGCAATTGGGGGTCTAACAAACAATGCAGGCGCAGGAAAGACTGGAGTAATTTCTTTTACTACATTGGATGGGTCTGCTGGAGATGCATACACAGTCATTCTTGAAATGCAAAAGCATTATGTAAACCCTTATCAAACTCAAGCTAATCCTTAGTATGCCGTTAATTAAATCTAAATCTAAAGAAGCATTTGGCAAGAATGTTGAAGCTGAAATGCGTGCAGGTAAACCACAAAAGCAAGCAGTGGCAATTGCTTACGCAACTAAGAATGCTGCGTCTAAGAAAGCTGGCGGCAAGATCGGCTTATGGGATAACATACATGCAAAACGTGAGCGGATTGCTGAGGGTTCTGGTGAGCGTATGCGTAAACCCGGGACAAAAGGCGCGCCTACTGCAATGGATTTTAAAACTGCAGCAGGTAAGAAGTCTGGCGGCGATGTAAAACTATCAATCAGTCGAGGTGAAAAACGACCTACTGATCAAGGTGCAGGCCTTACAAAGAAGGGTCGAGACAAGGTAAACAGGCTTACAGGAAGTAAGTTAAAAGCACCTGCACCACACCCAAAATCTGATGCTGACAAAGGCAGAAAAGATTCGTTCTGTGCTAGAATGTCTGGCGTTGTAAATAATGCAAAAGGCGACGCACCAAGAGCAAAAGCATCACTGAAAAAGTGGAATTGTCCTGGCTGGTAAAGGAACATAATGTCAACTTCAGGAACAGTTGGTCAGACAGTCATTACTGTTCAGAATCTTATTGACAGTGGTGCTCGTCGTGCAGGCAAACTTGCAGAAGAGTTAACATCTGAGCAAATTGCCGCATCTAAACAATCGCTATACTATTTACTTTCTAATTTAGTAAACCTTGGCATTCAGTATTGGTGTATTGACAAAGTCATTGTTGGCTTAATACCTGATCAACAAAACTATTACTTACCTGTTGGCACTGTTGATGTGCTAAATGCAAACTACAGAACTCTTACTGCAGTTAGTACTGGTGCAAATAGCTCATCTGGTACAACACTAAATGCATTTAATGGCGTAGGTGATCTAACTTGTTTGTTAACAACAAATACAGGTTCTATCGGTATTAGTAATGGGTCAGGCAACCCTGTGGCGATCAATACGATTGGTATTTTGCCAGCCGTGAGTGGTTCAGTCACTGTTGATATTCAGTACTCTACAGACAATGCTACATGGGTTACTTTGTATAGCCCCGGTGCTACTACATGGGCATCAGGCACATGGATTTACTATGACTTACAGCCTACTGTGACACAACCGTATTGGAGGATTAAGCAATCCGCAGGTGTGAACATGGGTTTCTATCAGGTTGTGTTTGGCACTATGCCCATGGCTATCAACATGTCGCGTATGAATAGAGATGACTATTCATCGTTGCCAAACCGTAGTTTTACATCGCTTAGGCCTTTGCAATACTGGTTTAATCGTACGATTCCACAGCCCAACATGGAACTATGGCCAGTGCCAAATAGCATTCAACCACAGCTGGAGTTGTGGGTTAGTCGCCAAGTAGAAGATGTAGGCGCTCTGTCTGGCGAGATTGAGATTCCACAAAGGTGGTATTTGGCAATTCAGAACATGTTGGCACATCAGATGGCGATGGAATTGCCAAGTGTAGAAGCCGGCAGAATTCAGTACTGTGAACAACAGGCAGAGAAATATTGGGCGATGGCAGAACAAGAAGAAAGAGATAAATCTCCTATTTACTATGCGCCTAACATTAGTTACTATACGAGGTAATAATGTCACTATGGCTTAACACTCGAGGCAATACTGTACTTAGCATAGCGATTTGTGATCGCTGTAAGCGTAAAGTACCGTACTCGGATATTCGGCCTGATGGTAATATTCCTGGGATTAGAGTTTGTGGCGACGGTTGCTCGGATCAGTTTGACCCTTATAGACTACCAGCTCGTCAATCTGAAAGAATCTCATTAAGATTTCCTAGACCCGATGCTGATATTGCAGAATATCAAGATGCAATTACAACTGATCCAAATATTGTGAACAATCCTACACCGTATGATCTAACAGAAACGCCAGGTGAGTCTGGTATAGCACCAGAAACATCTGAAGATGATTTAGACGGAAATTTGGATAATCTAAGCCCATAATATGTCAAATGTAAGAATTTCACAACTTCCAACTGGTTCCGCTCTTACAGGCACTGAACTAGTTCCAGTTGTACAGAATGGTCAGACTATTCAAACTACGGTTAGTTCTTTTACATCTAGCCCTACGCTAACTCAGACTTTTGTCACAGTCAATAACACGCCAGCTTTAGCAAACAGTAGGTATTTTGCAGTAGGCACAGGCATTGGTCTTACTGACACAGGCGCTCAAGGGCAGTTACAAATTGCTTTAAACGGGACATCTGGATCTTTAGAGACTGTTGGAAATGGCTTTATTGCTAAGACAGCAGCAAATACGGTTGCCAACCGCACATTCTCAACTACTTCAGGGCTAAACATCACAAATGGTGATGGCATCTCAGGTAACCCTGTAATTTCTGTAACTGGTCTTTTGTCTGCCCTGGTTGCAACGACAGGCACAGGGTTAATGGCTACCGCAGGTGGTACAACGATAACCCCTGTAACAATCGCAGGGACATTAAATCAAATCGATGTAAGTAATGGCAATACCTCACCTGTGATTGGTCTGGCATCCAATCCGATCATTCCAGGGACGGATTCAGTAATAGTTCCTAGTGGTACTACTGCTCAGCGAACAGGCTCTAATGGCGCATTACGCTACAATACTACTTCTGCCGTCTTTGAAGGCTATGCAAACGGCGCATGGGGCTCAATTACAACAGGTACGGGTGTTACATCGGTTGCTACTGGAACAGGTCTCACAGGCGGCCCTATCACCTCCACAGGAACAATTAGTATTGATGTAACTGGAGTAACTGCTGGTAGCTACACAACTGCCAACATCACCGTGAATGCGCAAGGTCAAATTACTTCCGCATCCAACGGTACTGGTGGTGTTACATCTTTCTCTGCTGGCTCTACTGGGTTTACTCCTTCAACGGCTACAACAGGTGTAATTACCCTTGCAGGAACTTTAAATGTGGCAAATGGCGGAACAGGTGCAAACACGTTGACTGGCTATGTGTACGGCAACGGAACAAGCGCTATGACCGCAAGCGCAACAATTCCAAATGTAGGACTTACAAATAGTTCTGTGACTGTTGGAACAACGGCAATTGCTCTGGGTGCTTCAAGCCTTACCTTAGGTGGCTTGACCACGGTAACCGTGACTCAAGACCCTGTGTCTGCATTGCAATTAGCTACTAAGCAGTATGTCGATGCAGTCGCGCAAGGACTAGACCCCAAGGCTTCTTGCGTGGCGGCAACAACGTCAAACATTACGCTGTCTGGAACACAGACAATTGATGGTGTGGCGTTGATTGCTGGAGATAGGTGCTTGGTTAAAGACCAAACATTGAGCCAAAACAACGGAATTTATGTGGTTGCGGCAGGTGCATGGACTCGTGCAACGGATATGGACAATTGGCTAGAAGTCCCCGGCGCATTCACCTTCATCGAACAAGGAACCCTATACGCTGACACCGGATGGGTCTGCACTTCAAACGCTGGCGGCACTTTAGGTACGACTCCCATCACTTGGGTTCAATTTGCTGGTGTAGGTTCTTACACCGCAGGCACTGGCCTGACCCTTACGGGTACGCAGTTCAGTATTACAAATACTGCTGTAACAGCCGCCGCGTATGGTTCTGCCACTCAGGTAGGCACGTTTACGGTGAATGCACAGGGTCAACTGACATTGGCGGCAAATACTTCAATTGCAATTAACGGTAACCAGATTACTTCTGGCACTGTGGCGGTTGTCAATGGCGGAACTGGAGCAACAAACGCTACTGATGCAAGAACAAACTTAGTTGCCGCCAAGTCAGGCACGAACAGTGATATTACAGAGTTGTACGCGCTGAACGGAACGTCTTATGGTGTGGCTTATCAAAACGCTGGAAATCAATTAATAATGGGGTCAGCGTTGACATTTAACGGCTCAATGTTATTTGTCCCCGGTGGAATCTCAGGAGGAACATTTTAAATGGCACAAGCAACTTACACTCCAATTCAGTTGTACTACAGCACGACTGCGGCGGCTATTCCAACTTCTGGGAACCTTGCTAACGGCGAGTTAGGTTTGAACATTTCGGACATGAAGTTGTACGCCAAGAACAGCGGCGGCACAGTTACCTTGTTGGCATCCAGTGCTGGCGCATCTGGCACGGTTACTTCTGTAGCGCAGTCATTCACTGGTGGCATAGTTTCAGTTGCGGGTTCACCAATCACAACATCAGGCACATTGGCGTTAACTGTTGCTGGTACAAGCGGCGGTATCCCGTATTTTTCAAGCGCGTCAACATGGGCAACCAGCGCGGCATTAGCCGCAAGCGCCTTAGTCATCGGCGGCGGGGCTGGTGCGGCTCCAAGCACCACAACCACAGGCACGGGTGTTGTAACCGCTCTGGGGGTGAATACAGGCTCCGCAGGTGCATTTGTGGTCAATGGAGGAGCGTTGGGAACTCCAGCATCAGGCGTGATGACCAATGTCACAGGTTTACCCCTGACTACGGGTGTAACAGGAACATTGCCTGTTGCTAATGGCGGTACTGGTGCTAGTACCTTGGCGGGTGCAAACATTCCTGTGGTAAACGTAGCAAATACATTTACAGGTTTACAGACATTTGCTGGTACTTCTGCAAACGCAGACTTGAAGACCTCCAATATTTTGGAGACTGCAACCATATCTGCAACTGCCGCCACAGGCACTATCAATTACGATGTAACCACTCAATCGGTTCTGTACTACACCACTAATGCTAGTGGTAACTTCACAGTGAACTTTAGAGGTTCAAGCGGTACGACACTCAATACGGTCATGTCTACAGGCGAATCTTTGTCTGCTACTTTCTTGGTGACTAATGGTTCTACGGCTTACTACAACTCTGCTGTCCAAGTAGATGGTTCTTCTGTCACTCCTAAGTGGCAGGGCGGCACAGCGCCAACAAGCGGCAACGCAAGCTCAATTGATAGCTACACATACGTAGTTATTAAAACTGGTAGTGCAGCCTTTACTGTTTTGGCTTCTGTTACTAAGTTCGCATAAGGACAAAAGATGCCTCGTTTATCCAAGATTGGAGCCGCCGCACTAGCCGCCTTTGGGTGGACAGGACTGCAATCGGTTACTGCTAGTTACCTT